TGGGGCTGTTGCTGATTTTGCCGTACACAAGGAGCTCCGTGCTGTAATTGGAGAACTTGCCGTTTTAGAACAGGAGTTAAAAGCCCTGCTAGATACACAGGATATAGATGACTAACATAATTGTCCCTGATCATTTAAAAGATATTACCCCCGTTAAACCCAAGAAAAAACTGAAAAGTGTGCCTGTTGCTGAAGACAAAGTTGAGTCGGTGGCAGATGCTTATGTGAATGAACACCATCTTTTTTTAGACCCTACTAAAATTCCCGAATCTGCCAAAGAAAAAATGCCTAAACCTACGGGGTGGCGTATTTTATTATTGCCTTATATGGGTAAAAGAGTAACAGATGGCGGAATTGTCTTGACAGACAGTCAGGTAGAAAGAGAGCAGGTAGCCACAGTATGTGGTTATGTTCTTGCAGTAGGACCAGATGCCTATAAAGATGTAAACAGGTACGAAAGACCGTGGTGTAAAGAAGGAGATTGGATAATTTTTGGGCGTTATGCCGGAAGCAGATTCCGTATTGAAGGTGGTGAGGTCAGATTATTAAATGACGATGAAGTTTTAGCCACTATCACTCACCCTGATGATATATTGCACTATTAACATGGAGATAAACCATGCCAGAAGATGATAAAGAAGAAAGTTCCCCAGAGCAGCTTACTATAGAGCTTGATAACGATGTGGCTGATGAGGTTAAAATTGTTGCAAATGAAGCAGCTATCACGGATGAAGATGAAGAATTAAAAACCCATAGTGAGAAAGTACAAAGGCGTATTAACAAACTTACGGCTAAATTAAGAGAAGCAGAAAGACGAGAAAACGCTGCAACGGAGTATGCTCGGTCTGTTAATGTGGAAATGGACGAAATGAGGCATAAAACTGCCTCTTTGGACAATTCTTATGTTAATGAGTATGACCATAGGGTGCAAACTCAAGAAAAACTCCTCAAACAAGAGCTTAAAAAGGCAATAGACAGTGGAGATTCGGACAAACAGGCTGATATTCAGGTTTTATTGGCTAATGTAAGCGCAGATAAGGATAAAGTGGGGCGTGTACGCCGTAGACAGCAGCAACAACTTCAAGCTCCCGTTCAACAACCTCGCCTTCAAGCTCCTATATATCAAGCCTCGCCTCAACAACAAACAGACCCCCGTGCAGAAAACTGGGCAGAGCGTAATGAGTGGTTTGGGGAAAATAGACCCATGACTTTGGTGGCTATGTCGGAGCATGAGACCTTATTAGAAGAGGGATATGACCCATTAGGGGAGCCAGATTCTTATTATAATGAGCTTGATAAGCGTATTGGGGAGGCATTTCCTCATAAATTTCAAAAGAATAAGAGAAGAGCTACCCCCCGTGTTGCAGGAGCAAGTAGAAGTACAATTAATAAAAAAGGTAAAAAAGAGGTTGTACTTACAGAATCTGAGGTTAAAATGGCCGATAAGTTGAATGTACCGCACAAAAAATACGCCGAACAAGTAGAGAAGATTAGGATTAGGGAGCAATATTCATGACAGATAACGTGAAAACCGATCAAAAAGAAAATGATCGTAGTCCACGCAATAGCCGTACAAGGGCTAAAAATAGTCGTCCACGAACGTGGGCACCTCCGTCCTCACTAGACGCACCGCCACCTCCCGAGGGGTTTATTCATCGTTGGATCCGTGAATCAGTTATGGGATTCGACGATAAGAAAAACATTTCGGCGAGGCTCCGCGAAGGCTTTGAGTTAGTTCGCGCTGATGAGTATCCAGACTGGGAAGGCCAAGTAGTAAATGAAGGTAAACACCTAGGAATTTTTGGTCAAGGCGGTCTGTTACTCGCTCGATTTCCTGAAGACTTACGTCAACAAAGAGAAGAGTATTTTCGTCGTAAAACATCCGATATGATGGATGCCGTTGATAATGATTTATTAAGGGAATCGCAACCTAGTATGCCTATCAGTAAACCTGAAAGGCAATCCCGTATAACTTTTGGGGGCGGTAAAGCTCCCGAATAATGAGGATCTGAGCTTATGGCAAATATAGATGCTGCTTTTGGATTGCGTCCATATAAAATGCTCGGTGCAGGTGCGAACACAAGTGGATTGGTCTCTTATCCAATTCAAACCGTAGCTACGGCTGGGAGTTCCAGTGTAATTTATCAAGGCACTCCTGTTATTCCTTTAGCTAATGGTATGATTGATATTGTAGGAGGAGCCACTGGTGGAACCGTGCCTTTATTGGGTGCTTTTATGGGGTGTGAATACACCGACTTAAACGGTACGCCTACGTTTAATAACAAGTATCCGGGAACTGCGGCTGTTAAAGCTAGTACCATAGTAACCGGATTAATTGCTGCTAACCCTGACCAGTTGTTTTTAATCAACTGTGATGCAGCAGCGGCAGATTTGATCGTTCATGCAAACGCTGATTTTGCAACAGCTACAAGTGGAAATGCGACTACATTTATTTCCACCGCAGAGTTGGCTGTGTCTACAGTTAATACTACTAATACTCTTAATATGAGAATTATTGGTTTTGAAGACACACCTGATAATGATGATGCTACTGTTGCTGGTCGTTTAGCGATTGTTCTTTTAAATAACCACTTCTATCGTTACAACGCTAACGGTACTGGTGCTGGAATCTAATAGGAGATTAGGATATGGCTATTTCACGTTCCCAACTCCTAAAAGAACTAGAGCCGGGATTGAATGCTTTGTTCGGTTTGGAGTATGACCGGTATGACGATGAGCAAGCAGAAATTTTCGATGAAGAAAGTTCTGATAGAGCTTTTGAAGAGGAAGTTATGCTTTCGGGCTTTGGTCAAGCCCCCGTAAAAGGTGAGGGTGCTGCGGTAACGTATGACACAGCAAACGAGGCTTATACGGCACGTTATACAATGGAAACTATTGCACTTGCTTTTGCTATTACTGAGGAAGCAGTGGAAGATAATCTTTATGATCGTCTTTCTACTCGGTACACTAGAGCATTGGCTCGTTCAATGGCTAATACCAAGCAGGTTAAGGCTGCGAATGTGTTAAACAACGCATTTGATAGTAGTTTTCTGATGGGAGATGGTGTAGAGCTTTGTTCTACAGCTCACCCGACTGTTGGTGGGGGTAACTTTGCCAACACGTTGACTACTGCGGCAGACCTTAATGAAACGTCATTAGAGCAATCTCTTATTGATATTGCCGCATTTATTGACGAAAGAGGCTTAAAAATTGCATTAAGAGGGATGAAACTAATTATTCCTGCTTCTTTGCAGTTTATAGCTGAACGCCTATTGGCTTCTAATTTGCGTCCTGGGACAGCAGATAATGATATCAATGCTACTAAGAGCATGGGTATGTTGCCAAATGGCTATGTGGTTAATCACTTCTTGACTGATACGGATGCGTATTTTCTCAAGACTGATTGCCCTAATGGGTTTAAACATTTTGTACGTACACCTATTAAAACCACTATGGAAGGTGATTTTGAGACAGGTAATGTGCGATATAAAGCCCGTGAACGATATACCTTTGGTGTATCGGATCCAAGGTGCGTATTTGGCTCTCCTGGAGCTTAATTAAACTGAGGATTAAAAAGGGCGGCATTATTGCCGCCCTTTTTATTTTGGGGTATAGTTCCCCCGTCACTGACTATTACATCCCGTGATAGACACTAGCCACGACAGGAGACACTTACATGGCTACTCATTTTAAAGGTCCTATTCTTTATTCCGCTTCCCGTAAGGGGCTTGAAAACCTGCAAGTTGGGGTTTGGCCTGATCAGGCGGTTTTTCTTGATGATTTCACCGGTATATTTTTTGACGCTACCAATGACTGGACGGTGGTAAAAGACACCAGTGCCGCAGTAGCTATTGCCGCAGATACGGCTACAGGTGTCGTGACACTTACTTCAGCCGCTACTACTGATAATGATGGCTCCTCCATACAGGGCAATGAGATTTTTCAGTTGCCCTCGACTGCTGGTGAGCAACTGTTCTTTGAGGCTAGGTTTTTTGTTAATGCCACCGCTGGCTCTGGTGTGGGGCAGATGGACGTGTGGGTGGGGCTTTGTGAAAACTTTGCAACGGCCCCAGAAAATGCTTTTACCGCTTCCAACCGGATAGGTTTTCAGCTAGACGATGGCTCCTCTCTTACCCGCTTAATTACAGAAGCCAGTGATACTGAGACTGAGACTGAATTAGCCGCTGGCTATAATCTTACTGATGGCACTTATGTTACCCTCGGTTTTATAGCTACCAAAGGTACAACTACTGATACGGTTAAGTTTTACCATAACCGTAGTTTGGTAGGCACTCATACCACTAATGTACCCACTACTTTGATGACAACGGCTGCTGTCGAAGTGTCTGGGGATGCTACAGGTACTAAGAGCATGAGTGTTGATTACATTATGGCAGCAGTGGATAGAGGAGTTACCTACTAATCATGGCTACTAAAAAGAAACGTGCCCGTACTGGTAAGGGCACGTACCGTGGAGATGATCCTTCTACCCCAAATAAAAATGAAGCATGGTTAGAGGAATCTGCTAAGAAAAAAGCACCTGTTAAAAAACGCCCCTCACCTTTTTCTGTGCCACCTTGGAGTGCTGCATATAAAGCTATGGTGTTGCGTGGAGAAATTAAAAGCTAATTAAGTGAGGAGTAATGTATGGCAGGTTCAGATGTCCAGAGTACCTTTATAACGGCAGATACCGTTGTTTTGGATGCCGATGGTATCACCACTACTGCAAGTTTAGGTAGTGGAGGAACACTTACTATAAACGGAGCTTTATCCTCTGGTGGTTCAGTGACGTTGAGTAGTGGAAGGCAGGTGACTGTTACCTCCGCAGGTAATGACACAGGCATAACTTTTACTGTTACCGGCACTGATGTAAATGGTACGGCCCAAACGGAAGTTTTAACAGGAGCCAGTGCAGCGGCGGTTACTAGCACTAAGTATTTTTTAACGATTACTGAGATTGCTAATAGTGCCGCTAGTGCGGGTGCGGTAACAGCCGGAATTAACGCCCTTGCTGCTAGTGTAATTTTTGCCGGAAGAATGCGCCTACGCGCTGTTTGGGTAAAAGATTCAGCTACAGCGGGAACCTTGGAGTTTAGACAGGAAAGTGCGGCAGGAACAGCGAACTTAAAATTCGACACTATTGCCGTTTCCACTTGGGCCTTTAGGGATAATGATATTCCCGATGAAGGAATTTTGTTTGTGAACGGTGGTTATGTGCAGTATACCGTAGCAACCTTTGACACATTAACCGCGTTCTATAATTAATCCTTTTACGAGGAGGTATTTATGCCTT